TGAAGGTCGGCATCAAATCAGCTCACGCGCTGCGCCGGGTTGCCGGCGAAGGTCACGTCGACGCGGCCGCCGCTGATCTCGCCGACCTCCATCACGAAGGCGTTGGGCACGACCCAGGTGGCGCCGTTGTCGGCCTCGAACGTGACCGACGCATCGAGCGTCGCATCGCGTAGCGCGATGAGGTCGAAGTCGCGAGTATGCGACACCGAGCACCGGACCTGCGCGTGCTTGATCTTCTCGATGTAGTCGACCGTGCCCTGGTCGTTGGTGATCGGCTCGCGCGTAGCGCCGCCGATGTCGAGTGATGCGCCCTCCTGCGTGCGGAGAGCATCGCCGTTGACGCGGATCGTCACGCGGCCGCTGAGCTTAGCCATGGCTGTTTCTCCTCACGCCCTCAGAGGACGAACTGGAACTTTGCCGCGACCGTGATGAGCTCGTTGACGATCTGCGGCGAGAGCAGCAGGTCAACGCGCGTCGGGTCGCCGCTGTTGATGGTCGCGGTGAGCGCGGCCTCGAACTCCTCGCGCTGGTCGACGAGGCCCTTGCGCTCCATCTCGCCGTACCAGGAGAGCGCCTCGCCGCGCAGAGTGCTCGGCGTGATCACGTTCGCGCTCGGGTCGTACTGGGCGCCGTCGTTCGCGAGCTTGCGCCCGAGGTAGCCCTTGAGGACGAGGCGCGTTTTCCACGACCAGCGCAGATACGAGAGCACGCGCATCGTCGCGAGCGCGCGATACGTCGGGTCAGGCGTGTTCGTGACCGCATCGGTCGTGTAGGTCGTGACGAGGCGCTCGATGACGACGCGGCCAGACGCATCGTTGAGCGTGGTCGACACGCCGGCCGCGAGCAGCGTCTGCCGCTCGGTCATGTCGAACGGGTCGGCAGGCGGCAGCACGCCGGGGAGCGCGATGCCGTAGGCAGGCGAGCCGACGAGTGCGCTGTCGAGCAGAGTGGCCTCGGCGGCGGCAGCCTGAGCCGCCCACTCCCACGGGCACGAGGGGCTATCGCTCGACGGGATCACCGTCTCGTACTGGTTGTTTCGGCTCGACACGAGCGTGTTGACGTCGCCCACCGTGCCGGCAGCGCCGCAGAACGCAAGACCGTCGCGCGCATCGAGCGCGGTCCACCGCGATTCGATCTCGGCCTGGAGCGTGCCGAGGTTGGTGGCGTCGTTGTACTCGGTGATGATGGTGTCGAAGGTCTCATCGCCGAACACTGCGATCGCGTCGGCGATGTCGGGGTCCGTCGCGCCGCCGGTGAAGTCGGTCACGACGCAGGTGATCCCAGCGGGGAGCGCCTCGCCCTGCGCCGCGTTGAGCGACAGGGTCATGTCATTGCCCCACGTGCCCTTCGAGTACGCCGTGATGGTCACGGTACCGGTCGACGGAGAGGGGACCGCAGGTACGCGCCAAAAGTTGGCGCCGAACGCGATGAAGCCGAAGATGGCGGTCGAGACCGCGGACGCGACGTTAGTGGCGGTGTCGCCAACCGCAACCGCTGCCGTGATGAGCTCGCCGTTGATCCGTACGTAGACAGTGCCCGCAGCGGTCGCCGTGCCGGTGAACGCGAGCGAGCCTGCTGCAGCGGTGCCGCCGGCATCCTCGGTCAGACCGATCGCGCGGAGACGCGCGCGCTTGTTTCGCGCGAGGAACTGCGCGCACATCATCGTCAGCGGCCCAGGCCCGAACGCAGCGACCGCCTCCTGCACGTTGGTGATCGTGTACTTTTTCTCAGCGTTCGCGGTGTACGTGCTCTCGACGGTGCCGATGGCCAGCGCAGTGAACGGCTTTTCGGGCGTGCCCGTGACCGCGGCGCTCTTGTCGAACTCGCCGAAGATGCCGGGTACTAGGTTGTTCGAGGGGATCTCGGTGAAGGCCATTGTCAGCCCTCCGTGTCGGCGCTACGCCGCGGCTTAGGGTTGCTCGCGCTCGGCGACGACACGACCTCGACGTCGCCGTCGCGGAGACGACGGCGCCAGTAGGTCGAATCGGTCACGTTCGCGCCTTCTGCGGGCAGCGGCTTGTTCGTGCCGGGATACGGCACGAGGAGGCCGGCCCGCGGCTTGAGGCGGATGCTCGGTCGCATGTGTTCTCCTGCGGTGGACGGCCTCGCGCCGCGAGCGGCGACGAGGAGAATCTGCGCACGCGCTACGCGAGCGAGACGTCGAAGAACGAGCCCGAGAGCGGCGGGTACACCGTCACCTCAGTCTCGACGTCGGAAGGCTCGATCCGGTACGCGTTGTGAATCAGCCGCAGCGTGTCGAGGTCGGCAGGCGGGATGATGCCGATGTCGAAGTCGCTCTCGGTCTCAAGCGCGAGCTCTGCCTGGAAACCCGGCACGACCTGCTCACCCTGCGGCGCCCACAAGTAGCGCACGCGCGAGCGGAGTCGGTCGACGCGACGCAGGCCGGCAGCCTTCAGCACGTTCGCGCCAGCCGAGACGTCGGGGTGCCCGCCCTTCATCAGCGCCTTGATCGCCTCGACCCACACCGCGCGCAGCAGCGGCCAGCGGGTATGCAGCGCATCGATCGGCGTCGGCGGCGCGTAGTAGTCGAGGCGGAAGATCGACAGCTCCGCGAAGTCGTAGTCGGCCTCGGTCTCGTCGAGGCGGTCCTCGAGCCTCCAGACCATCATCGCGGGGTACATGCCAGGGCCGCTCAGCGCGCCGGCTGCCGCGGGGTAGCGCACGAAGCCGCCGATCGCGTTCTCGCCTAGCGTCGCCTGTAGCTCCGCGTTGACCGCGGTCGGCAGCAGCGCCTCGATCGCGAACACAAGCGGGTCGGTCGCGCTGTCGAGGCTCATCGGCGCTCGACCGAGATCGAGATGCCGCCGCCTGCGAGACCGCCCGTGAGCGTGGGCGCAAGGCCCGTCAGCTCGCTCTGAAACTCGCGCTCGTAGTGCCTCGCCTGGACGTCGAACAGCGCGGCGTCGCCAGCGGTCGCCATGCCGAGGCGGTAGATGTGCGCGGCGGCGCCGTTCATGACCGCGTGCCGTAGCTCGCTCACGTCGGCGAGGTCGGCCTCGCGGATGGGCGGGTTGCGGCGGCGCAGGGCGTCGACGAGTCGGTCGAGCGCGTACTGCCTAGCGGGCGTCGAATCGCCGACCCACGCGCGCGGCAAGAGCGCTGCTTGCGCGCTTAGTTGCCCGCCGAGGAACTCGTCGAGCTGCGCGTGCGTGCACACGTCCTCGATGTCGATTGCCATCGGTCAGCCTCCAGCGGCGCGCGTGACCGCGAGCGCGAACGCGTCCGCGAAGATCTGCTCGGCCTCGCGCTCGACCGCCTTGACCGCGCGGTCCATGAACGGGTTTGGGTCAGTGCCCGGGTGACGCACGCGCTGCGCGAAGGCGAAGCCGCTAGCGCCGGCGGGCCAGCGCAGCGCCTTTCGGAACCGCGGCTCGATCAGGTGCGGGCGCGTGCCGTCCTCGACGTACGAGGCGTACGGCAGCGGCGACTGGATCCCGCCTTCGACGCCGCCGTCGAAGAACGAGCCCGTCACCGGACGCGAGCGAAGCGACTGCGACAGGTGCCCCGAGCGGACCGGGGCCTCGCGCTTGGCGGTGACGACCGCCATGTCCATGACCAGGTGCATCGCCATGCGCATCTGCGCGTCAACCTCGGGCGCGATCGCATCGATGTCGAACGCGCTCAGGTCGACGTCGACCTCGATCCCGATCACGAGGTCAGCCCGTCGAGGACCTCGTCGCGTAGGCGGTCGAGGCCCCACCGGCGATCCACCCGGATGCACCGCGCCTCGGCGAGCGCGAGGAGCTCCCCGCGGCCCATCGCCTCGACGGCGTCTAGGTCGACCCCAGCGCCGCTCTCAGGCGCGGCAGGCGCCTCGGGCGGGGTAGCCTCGGGCGGGGCGCTAGCGGGCACCACAGCGGGCGCAGGGGCCCGCCACGGGCACGGGGCGAGGCGTGCGAGCAGGTGGGGCGGGGCGACGCGCGAGACGCCGTCGATCACGACGTAGTCTCGGGGCAGCGGACCGGGCCAGGGCTCCATGAACAGCATGTGCCCGCACTCGGCAGCGATATGCGCGAGCTGCCGACCGGACACGGGCGCGAGGCTCTTGCCGTCGCGCATCTCGACGCCGCCGCAGTAGCCGACGAACCGGGGGTCGACGTGCAGCAGGAGCCACACGCCTTGCATGATGCCGTTCTCGTCGATCGGCAGCGCGTCGAAGGGAATCATCGTCTACCTCATGGGATCAACGCGGCGGGCCGCAGGGAGGGAGGAACCCGCAGCCCGCCGCGCCGAATGCGTCGTCATCAGACCGTGATGAGTTGCGAGGACCGCGCGAGCGAGAGGTCGCTGCCGCAGCCGAGCGCGCCGTACCAGGAGAGGCGGCGGCCGACCTGCGAATTGCCTTCCTTCTGCCCGAGCTCTCGAAGGCGGAACCCGAGCACGGTCGTGTCGCGCGGGTCGCCCTCGACGTTGTGGCTCTCGCCGCCGAGGCAGCCCATGAACACGCCGGACAGGTCGCCGCCCGTCGCGAAGTTGACGAGGTAGACGCTCGACAGCGTCGAGGCCGCGCCCTTCGCCTCGTTGACCGGGATCCAGTCGTTGGTGAGGATGGGGATACCGTCGAAGCTCGGGACGCTCACGTGCTCGTTGAGCACGTAGGCGGGCGGCGCGCCGTTGGTGGCGCGCACGAGCGCGTTGTACTTGCGGCGCAGCGACGCCGGCATGATGTACGCGAGGCGCCCGTCGCGATTCTTGACGAGGTCGCGCAGCTCCTCGAGCTTGCCGAACGAGAGCGCGTCGCCGTCAGTGCCAGCCGAGACCACGAGCTGCGACGGCGCGCAGTGATTCTTGAGCCCGTCGAACTCGTTGGACGAGGTCGTGAACTCGACGCGCTTGGTCTGATTGACCGTCGCGTCCGAGACATCGAGCGTCACGGTGATCCACTTGCTCGGGCTCGACGAGTACAGCGTATAGTTGCCGTCGCCCGAGGCGGTGACCGCGGTGCCGAAGTCGACGTCGCCAGGCGCGCGGAACTGAAGCAGCGTGCCCGCGTGCGTGTACTTCAGCTCGCCCGGTCCCATGCGGTTGCTGATGTACGGCGAGGCCGCGACGAGCGCGTCGACGTAGGCGCCGAGGTCGAACGGGTCGACGGTCGCGCCGGTGATCGAGCCGCCGGTGATGAACTTGTCCGCGAGCGTGCGGCCGGCCGCCTTGAGCTTCTGCATCGTGCTGCGCTCAAGGGGCGACATGATCTCGCTCATGTTGTCCTCGGCGAAGTTGTCGACGTAGAAGTCGGCGGTCGCCTCGCGCGTCGCGACCGGGATGCGCTCGCTCGTGCCGGTCGTCGCCGAGACGGACCCGCCCGGCGCGATGAATCCGAAGCTACCGGTAGACTTCTCGCGCTCGTAGGAGAAGGATTCGCGCCCCATCGGGATGAAGGGGATCATCGCGAAGCTCTCGTCGGAGGTCGCGATCTGCCGCAGGAACGCGGTCTGGTACGCGTCGCGCGAATGCTTGAAGGCGTCGTACAGGGTGTAGCTCATGTGTCAATGCTCCTGCTGTCGTTGGGTTGGCCGCCTGCGACGACAGCGCAGCGCGGTTGCTTTCAGCGGCGCTTACGGGCAGACGCAAGCACTAGCTCCTCGGTCGAGAGCTCGTACAGGGGCTTGCCGCTCGGCACGCCGTTAGGCGCGCGCGTCCCAGC